CCCGTGTGCTCCACATGATCTACGAGAGTGAAGCTTCTACGGGATACTCTCCACGTGCTAACACATGGGTGTCTACGGCTGATCCCACATGCCCGCACTACGGAGTCAAACTCTGGTTCTCGACTCCTGCGTTCACCCAGTCCTTCAGGATTCAAGCCACTTACTACATCAAGTTCCGAGGACTAGGCAACGGAGCCTCGACGTAGACCCCGCTACTACGTGACAGAAAACGACACACAACACACCTTTGTGATCCCACGCATTCCCACTTAGACAATAAATTCCCATTAGCCCCCCTCCAGCTCTGCTGGGAGGGGGGCGCACACAAATATGCATAAGCTGGGGCACAGGGCAACCGGAACAGGATAGTGAAAGGTCCTCGCGCATAGGCGCACTTGGCCAAATGAGGCGGCTACAAAATATTACTAGCCGCCCAACTCGTGACCAAATTCCCCATTTATTGCTTAAAATATTGACCGACGCCCTTCATGTGGACGACATAGAGTCTCCTAGCAATGGCCGGGTCGTCCATAGCAAACACCCCACCCGGCATCCGGTTGGTGGTAACGATAACGGGGGTGCCCGCCGGGATCTCGGCTACCGCGTAACGTACGTGTACCTGAGTGTCCTCGCCCCTGTCCAGGATCGCAATCTGGGCCTCCCGATGAAGATGCCCGAAAGCCATGTCGTCGAAGATGATGCCCGTGTACTGGCCCGACGAGTAGTCCCGAAGCTTGTCGAGGTGCCTAATCAGTAGCCCGTCCGGCAGGAGAGCCTTGGCCAACGCGGTCTTCCCGAGGTTCGTCGCTCCATAGATCAATAAGGTATGGGTCCTCCCATCCCAGGGCTCGGTCCAGCCAAAGGTCGAGAGATCGTGCTCTATCCTCAGCTTCTTCCTCGACATCGACGCCAGGTTCTTCGCGATCCGATCGCCGTTCATGCACAGGTCCCTGGCAGTCTTCGGCTCCTCCTCCAACGAAGATAGGGCAGCCGCGAGTCCCTCCGACGAGGCTATCTCCCTCGCTCTCTTCCATGGGTTCGAAGCCGCTGGCGAAACGTCCAGATTCGTCACGAACTTGCCGTCTTTGGTCACGTACTTCAGCACGGCGCTTCTTGACCGGACGCTCTGATAGTTTCCGTGATACGTCGACCCATCGCCACTCTTGAGGTCGAGCGCGCTTGCCGAGTCCACCGCCATCGGAGTCTCCGCTTCCAGGTAGACATGTAGGTGCTTCCCGCCGTCGGCATGGTCCTCTTCCGCTACAACGTGTCCAGTCGCCGAAACAACCGCAGATAACTGGGTCAGGGCTTCCTCCATCGTCAGCGGACAACGCGGGTAGGTCAGGAATAGCTTCTTGGAACGCAAACGGAAGCGCTTGACGGTCGGATCGGTCATTGGTGAAGGTATAAGTAAAGTAAGGGTAGAATGGGTTGTTCATGGATAGATACACAACAGTACAGCACACTATATATACATGGTTTATCGTCGACGTCGTTCATTTCGCCGACGGTCCAATCGCCGCTTTGGTATACGAAGAAGTCGCTTCCGTCGTAGTCGCCGGGTAAACCGTCGTCGAACGCAACTTACCACCTATAAGATCAAGAGGCTCCACCCGCTGCCGGATATCACCGCCAATTCGGGGAGTACCGCCAATGGCAAAGTCTGGACCTTCAGCCTTGCCGACCTCTCCAACGCCTCTTCCTACACAACGCTTTTCAGTCAATACATGATTACTTATGTGAAGATGACTTTCATTCCCACCACCACGGAGAATACTGCACCCAATAGCACGTCAGCGATGGTGTATTACGCCGTTGATTACGATGACGCCATCACCCCCACTCAGGAGAATATGACACAGAAACAGGGAGTGAGGTTTAAATACTGCACCCGTCCCTGGACGATCAAGCTCAAGCCCCGTGTGCTCCACATGATCTACGAGAGTGAAGCTTCTACGGGATACTCTCCACGTGCTAACACATGGGTGTCTACGGCTGATCCCACATGCCCGCACTACGGAGTCAAACTCTGGTTCTC